AAAGTAACATTCGATAATTTAACACCAATCATAAAGGATGAGAAAATGACAAATACAATTCAAGACTATGGTTTTTCAGCGGATGCAATCAAAGATTTAGCTAAGGCTGAGAAAGTAATTGGCGGTTTAAAAGATGCCAACAAAGAAAACACTCAGACCATCAATGAGAATAAGATGGTGCAAATTGTAACTACAATCTGCCATGTTGCACAGTTCCCAAGAACCGCATCAGGTAACCTCAGCAAGGCGGTCACAAAGGTTGTTTATGATGACCTGATGAACCATGCGGGAATACCAAAGGCTCAGGCAAAAATTCTCAAGGAGAATGGAGTTAAGTTTGCTGACAAGCATGATCTGTCAACTCAGGTAACACCTGATTTCGTCAAGCAAATACTTACTGACCTTGAGATTGACACTCAAACAAAATGGGTCGCTCATACCAATGACAAAAAAGAATTAACTCTTGGAGAGAAGATCTGCAAGATGGTTTATGGTGCTGAGAAAACCAAAAAGGTTGATGGTGTCGAGCAGACAGTATTTGTTGCCAACGATATCACAATGGATGAGATCAACCAAATTGAAGAGTTGATGGCAGACACTAAGAGGATCTTCATTGCGACACAAAAGGCAAACTCAAAGTCAAATGAGGAGACCAAAAAAGACAACGATGAAACCAACGAGGTGCTAGATGCACTTTGTGGTTAATCGAATGCACAAATTGAGGCACGATTATTTCGTGTCTCTGCTTGTTCATTCGAGCAATAACAATAACAACAATGGAGTTCAATATGAATAAAAACGAAAAGATTGTTAAGCACTTCGGCGGTAGGATCGTCTGCGGTGCTTTCAAAAAAATTGATGGCTCTCTCAGGAGATTTTGGGGAGTTCTCAAGTATGAGGAAAGGGATGTTCCTAACCTCGTAACTGTCTACGATTTCAAGAAAAAAGCATATCGTAGATTTAGATTAGATCAGGGATCTATCGTTTTAATGAGCGGAGATCGTTGGTATAGGCAGAACCAAATCAAAGGTGTAACATTTAAAACAAGGAGATCAGCATGAGACTATCATTAGCTAAAACAATAATACTTGAGGGTATTAAAAAGAACCTAGCACAAAAGCCAAACCACAAGCCAATTTCTTTCCATCTTGAGGGATCAATGGGCATTGGTAAAACTGCTTTAGCCAAACAGATTGCAGAGGATCTAGGCTTTTACCTAGTCAATATTTCCCTTGCACAATTAGATCCTACAGACATAGGCGGTATGAGAATGCCTGATGGCAACAAGATGAAAGTCTTGCAACCTGATTGGTATGTGGATGCTGACCGCATGGCTGAGATCAAAGCGGATGGCTACAAAGGTGTACTTTATTTCTTCGATGAGTTGCCCCAAAGTCCAATTCTTAACATGAATATCTATGCTCAGATTTGCGATGAGTACAGAGTTGGAGAGTACAAGATCGACAGATCAGAGTGCTATATCATGTCAGCGGGTAACAAGCTATCAGACAAGGCGGGTACTAATCAGATGCCATCACACTTGATCGATAGATTAACATTTGTTGAGGTTGAGGCAAACCTCGATGACACTTGCAGATACTTTGCAAAGGTTGGTGTTGATCATCGTTACATTGGATGGTTAAGATTTCAGCCTGAGTTCTTGCATCAGTTCAAGCAAGGCGAGAATGCATATCCTACACCAAGATCACATGAGAGATCTTCTCAGATGTTGTCTTGGGATCTCGATGATGTCGCAATGGCTGAGGCTATCAGCGGTCAGATTGGCAGATCAGCATATGCAAACTTTAAAACATTCTTGGACATTTACTCTAAGTGTCCTGATGTTGATAAGCTAATCGCTGATCCTGATAATGCTCAGGTGGTTGAAGAACCTGCGATTATGTATGCTTTGTGCAGTTCGCTTTCAATGAAAGCCAACGACAAGAACATAGGTGGTATTCTTAAATACTTGCAGAGACTACCAAATGAAGAGTTCCAAGCCTTTGTCCTAAAGGATGCTTTAGCTAGAGATAATTCTCTAAAGCAATCAAAGGATGTTAGAGCATGGGCATCAGCTAAGGGCAACGGGAAATACCTCGTTGCCTAGAAGTTAACTTTAACTTTTAGGAGTGCAATATGCATGATTTACAACGTAAGATCGCAAGATCAAAAGTCAGGCTAATGCTTGACAAACTAGGCAAGGGATGGGGGTTTTATGCCTCTATCCTTTATCAGATGCCAATGGTAATCAAGAATGAGATCCCAACGATGGCAACTGATGGCACAAATATATTCTACAATGAGGAATTTACTGATGGCTTAACTGAGCCTCAGCTTGATGGTGTCAAAGTTCACGAGGCATTTCATCGAGTTCTCAAACATCATCTCAGGATGGGCAAGAGAGATCCTCAGCTATGGAATATCGCTTGTGACTATGCCATTAATCCAATCGTGTTGGATAGTGGCTTGGTTTTACCTGATGGTGCTTTAGTCGATGATAGGTTTAAGGGAATGTCAGCAGAAAAGATTTACGACATCCTACAAACTGAAAGCGATGAGAGACAAAAAGATCCCAATGGTGGCGGTGGCGATGGCGGTAGCGGTCAGCCTCAGCCTCAGACATGGGGCAATGTCGATGCACCAAGCGGTATGTCTGAAGATCAGGTCAAGCAAGAAGAGGCAACGATCGATGCTCAGACTACGATGGCGGTAAGTTCTATTAAGAATAGGGGCAAGATACCATCAGCTATTAAAGATCTAATCAAAGCTATGGAAAGATCTCAAATCGATTGGGCGGATGTTCTCAGGAGATTTGTTGGCGGGGATCAGCCTCAAGACTACAGTTATCGCAGACCTAATCGCAGACAATGGTACTTGAACGAGGTTATTACACCTACATCAAATATGGTTGGATGCGGTCATGTGGTTGTAGCAATCGATACGTCAGCATCTGTTAGGAATAGAGAGTTATCTTATTTCTTGGGCGAGTTGAACGAGATTACCAAAAACTCAGGTGCTGAAAGTGTCACAGTTATTCAATGTGATGCGGATGTACAAAAGGTTGTACGATACGAAAAAGGCGAGGACATCGAGCAGTTCGAGGTCAAAGGTCGAGGCGGTACAAGAGTTATGCCCGTCTTTAACTACATCGAAAAAGAAAATATTAAAGTAGATAACTTTATATATTTCACAGACATGGGCATATTTGATTATCCCAAGTCAGATGTTGGCTATCCTATCCTTTGGGTATCAAGCGATATCAAGTGCAAGGATGCACCAATAGGTCAGACTACTTATCTAAAAGTAGCCTAGACCTAAACCATTTTATCCACAAGCACCTTAGTTGTGCTTGTGGTCTAAACATTAACTACTATCATAATTATGGAGATCAATATGATAAAAAACTTAGACAATCCAAAATATGTAAAGCACATGGCATTTTTAAAAGCACATGATGTTTTACATTTTAATATGCAAGAGTTTGGTTTAGATATCGAGCATATCAGGGCAAGCGATTATAACTATGCCCACAGAGATCAGAAAAAGAGAGAAGAGTTTGATAAACTTAAATCTTGTTTTGACTACAGTATGCAACAGTTTTTCGAGGGTATGCCAAAGCTATATGAGGCGGTACGAAAGCATAGAAAAGAGATGCAAAAGGGATCTATGATTTGTAGCACATTTATGGATCAGTACGATATTTGGAAATCTGCTATTGCTGATACAAAGAAGTGGTCTCAAATTTGGTGGAATGAAAATCATCCTAGAACATCATGCAAAGTTAAATGTGACAAGACCACACTAGGCAAAATGAGGATGGAGCAGAACAAGGATAGCTATTGGAAAGAGGCAAAGCTATTTATATCCCCACTTTGGTATCATAAGGTTTATAAAAAAGGTTTGGACACAGTTCAATACTTGGGCAGACCTTGTTTTGTTGCGGATGTTAAAAAGGTTGAGATCGCAAGATTATCTGCTGATAGCATCAATGCCTACAAGTGTAATATTGTTTCTGTTAAAGCGGGAGAGTTAACAGTATTTGAAGATATGTGGTTGGCATCCTATCAGGTTAGCGAGGGAAGACCATATGCTGATGGCGATGGTTGGACACCGCCTGAGACAATCAATGCAGTTAGTCCTGAGTTAAGAAGAGCAGAGACTAATGTTTCACAACGTATAACTAAAGAAGTCATAGGCAACCTATTAGACTAGAAAGGAGTTCAATATGCCTAACACAAACCAAACTGTTAATCCAAGCGATCTAATCGCTTGGGTTCACAAAGGCTATATGTATTGCCCTACTCTTACAGTTGGCGATCAGATTTTCAGCCATGAAATTGTTGATATGTCTGATCCTGACAAAGAGCCATTTTTTTATGAGGGCAGTTTTGAAAAATTTATGGATCGAGATACGTTCATTGATTTTGTAGATTACATGATCAATGCAACAAAGTCAGGTCTGTAAAAGTTAACTTTAACTTTTAGGAGATCAAAATGAAATATAATTTTAAGTACTACCAAAATAGAATGTATGAAGACAATTATGTAAGAAATCTTTACATCAAGATTGGCTTTGCATTTTCAGTATTAATCTCAGTAATAATTATAGGAGTTTTATAATGGACTATGGAGATCATCAATGTGTGGGATGCGATGCCCACACATTCGGAATATATAGAACAGATGCTAATTGGCATCTGTGTTGGTCTTGCTACGAAATGTGGAAAGATGAAGATAACGATGCATACCAAATGGAAATGGAGAAAACAAATGGATGAATTGGAGATCATACAAAAGTTAGACAATATCATTGCTGATTTATTAGCGGATGGTTTGCATGAGATAGCTATGAACATTGAAATTGAAAAACAAAAGATAGCTAAACAATTTAATCAAGCTGAACTTAATAGTCAGCAAATAGATTTAGAGGAGTATCTATGAGTAAAATAAAATGGAAAGACCTACCGCCTGAGTTTACATATGAAATAACTTGGGCGGATGCCATAAAAGGTTTGGAAGATTTGGTAAATGAAAAACGTCTTCAGTTAATGAAAGATCAGGATTTTCATACTGCCCATCTATTAGATAAATATTTAAATATAATTAAGCGAGGTTACTAATGAGAAATAATCCTGACGATTTATCTAATCAGCTTATAACTAAGATAAAAAAAGAAATCTCTTCAGAGATAAGAACCTACAGAGGTCATAGCCATGAGGATGATGTCGATAGTCGAGAACTAGGTATTCTTGATGGTCGATATGAGATGGCTATGCAATTAAAAAACTTAATTAAAAAATGGGAGAATGAAAATGATTGAGAGAATATTATTATTTCTACTTGGCATATGCATCATGCTTATGTCCTTTGTTACACTAGCTGATCCTGATGGATACTATATGCAAAGTTTAGAGGGTATAGTTTTTACTTGTTTCATTGGGGCGGTTGGTTTTACAATCATACTCGTAAGTTTTTATGGTATGTTTTTTAAAGAATAGGGGGGAGAAACTACTCCATTAGCGGTGTTCAAAAGTGGATGAATTTTCCCGCAATGCTATACATCCCTAAATATACGTTCCCTCACAAAGTAGTTATTGAAACAGACGTATATCATGGGCAAAACCATAGTTTCTTTAAAGTATGATTGGTTAATGTATGGAAAGCCACAAAAAAAGGCTCTAAGAGCCTTGTACAGAGGGGTTGGCAGACCTCTCTGTACGAATACTAGCAAAAACACCTTTGTGCTATGCACGAGGCTTAAACAACGATTAAACGTAAGAGGAGATATTTATGACAACTTATAGTAAAATTAAAGGCAGATCTAAGGGGCATAGGTACAGAAATTCAATAGTTGACCTACAAAGAGACCTTTATAGACGTAATGCTAAAATGACACCAAAAGAATTAGGAGAGGATGAAAGATTTGAAGACGATCCTAGAGCCATTCGTGAAAAAGATTATGGCAGAGTAAATCGTGTAAGTACATCAACCATTCAGCACATGCAACGAGGCGGTATTTTTGACGATTAAAAGTTAAACTTAACTTATAGGAGATTAATTATGTTAACTGCATCATTAGTATGCCTTGCATTAAATATATATCACGAGGCAAAAAACCAAAGTTTCATAGGGCAAGTGGCAGTAGCACAAGTCGTTATGAATAGAGTAAAAGACAATCGATATCCCAATACTGTTTGTGAGGTGGTCAAACAAGGACTAACCTACAAATGGAAACCATCCCTACCTATAAAAAACAGATGTCAATTTAGTTGGTACTGCGATGGTAAAAGCGACAAACCTAGAGACAACAAAGCATGGGAAGATGCTATGCATATAGCCAATGGTGTTTATAATCAACACCTAGATGATTTTGTCGAGGGTGCAACACATTATCATGCTGACTATGTTAATCCTAGTTGGGCAGAAACTAAAACATTCATAACAAGAATAGATAACCACATATTTTATAAGTGGGAAACTAAACCTAATAACGACTACTTATATGACTAGAAGTTAAAATTAACTTTTAGAAAAAGATCGAGGGCGGTTGGAGAAAACCGCCCTCTTTTGCGTAAGAAGTGAGATGCTGAGAAAACAATCACTTTATCAATACATAATCCCACCTTTATATTAAGTCAACCATTTCTCCAACTTTCATAAAATTCTTTTATTGGCTTAACAATTTCCCAAATATTTTTTTTAATAAATTCAAGATCAATTCTACTTAAATTTTTATCAGTTATTATTTTCATTACCACCTCATAAATCTTAGTCCCACCTGCTGATTTTAGCGAGGCTAGGCATTCGCTAACTTTTCTTTTTAATATTTCGTTATCGTTATTCATTGAGTCGTAACTAGCGGTAACTCTAGGATTGTAGTTAGATGCTTTTATCCCAACTAGTCCTGATCTATTGTAATCCATTTGTAATTTATCTAGGATCACATAGTTATCTAGCGATATACTATCATTAAGCAGTAACGTATCTAGGCAAGTCTGATCGACAACCCTCATTCTAACTTTATTTGTTTTGCCTATAAACTCAGGTTTAACAGTTTTATTGTCAAAATGGTAAGTCTTCGTCATCGTCATCTTTTTCATAATAACTCTTTTGCCATGTTCTTGGTGGATTTTTGTATTTGTTTCTGTCGTATCCATCAGGTGCAATCATTTCTTCTGCACTCTGCATTTTATCCACACTTATATATCTAGATGTTATTTTGTCAAAAGACAAGGCACAATCCCCAATAGAACCCACCCAAGAAAATCTACACTTCCAAATCATAATTTGGCTCATGCTTGATCCTGACGGATTAGGTCTATGAACTGTCATACCTATATCAGCTTTAGCAAACCACGATGCACTACCTGATATGTCGTATCCTTTTGGTGGCGGTATACTACCATCATCTCTTCGTACCATCTTTGTTGGATGAGCAACAAACCAAATGTGTATCCCATGTGCCTGAGCAAAAACCCTAAGTTTTGTTAGCATGTCAGATATCCAATCAGTTTCTGATGTTGTTACATCTCTTGATATATAATTGTACGGATCTATTACCACTCCCCTTATCCCGTGCCTCATAACTGCCACTTTCATTCTCTCTAAAATGCTATCCAAAGAAGATAAGCTACCATCTGCCTGATACAAAAAAGAGAAATGATCTTGTACAAATTTTTTCCCATTAACCAAATCTTCCTGATTGATCTTTGGTGTAATGCCATCAAAGAATGGTTTGCCTATGTACTTACTGATTAACTTTGCTATGTGTATTCTAGGTTCGTTTTCAAAAGAGCATATACCAAACTTCCATCCTTTCTCTTGTGCTATGTTTACCATAATCTGATCAACAAACTCAGATTTACCGCTTGATGGATGCCCAGTAACTACGGACAACTGACCCTCTACAACTGTGTATAATTCATCTACTTCTTCATATCCAGTTGATACACCTGAGCCAATTCCTTTTTCATAAATATCATCAACTTCATCGTAAAAATGTGATGCATCATACAATCCCGAAACTGGGTACGGAACTGGATTAGATGCCAAATCATCTAACTTTTGTCTACCATGTTTAACTAAAACTTCGTTGGCATCTTTGCAATCGTCAGGATATTCTATCTTGTAGCACCTATCCTTGCCAACTCTCCTAGCTATCTCTTCTGCCATAGCCTGACCTGATTTATCGCTATCCATAGCTATAACAACTTTGTCACATAGGTCTAATTTCTTTTTGGCATTCCAAATAAATTTAAACTTGCCATCCTCATGTGCATCTATCTTGCCATCCACAACTTTCATAACTGCCCCATGCGGTATAGATACAACAGACTTGTATCCAACTTCCATAAAAGAAAGACAATCCATCTCCCCCTCACAGATTATTACCCAATCATTAGTTTCAACATTATCTATGTTGTAAAAGTTTACCGCTGAACCCTGAGATGAAAACCCTTTGTTAGGAAAAGACCTCATCTTTGCAAATTCTGTACTGCCATTATTTGTGTATGGAAAAACTATACAAGGCATCTCTTTTTTCTCAGAAGCTATGTATTGCTTTACATATTTTAGACCCCCCAATTTTGCCGTATTCTCGGATATTCCTCTACTTTTTAAATATTTTATACTGTCTTCATTTGCTGATAAATCTGACCAATTCTTGTTTACAGCGACCAATGGCTCTCTCCTTATTAGCTTAAAATTATTATCATTAAATCGTATTGAGCCATTTTCAGTACAATGCCAACAATTATAGACTATTACATCATTGTCTATTTTTAATGATAATGTTTTTTGATCTTTTTTCTTTCTGTTTGGACTACAAAAAGGGCAGTTAATTTTGTGCTGACCACTACCTAGTCTGAGGGCTTTTGCCCTAATATTTGATTTAAGTTCCATGTTTTCTCCTACGCAATGCGAAAAAGATAGTGCCATAAAAAATCCTAGTCAACGAAAAAAAAATATTATTTTTATAAGTTAAGAAAACAACAAGATAGAAAATTCCCCGCTTGTTATCAGCATGTATTGTAAAAGTTAATTTTAACTTCCACTAGTATTACTAGTTATAACTAGTATATATATATTATATATTTATAACTAGTATTGTTATAACTAGTGGAACAAACTTCTGTTTTGAATTACCCTCTTTAACCTCTCTCCCAAGTACCTAGCAACAACGGGTTTGCTAGTGGCTATTTTATGTAGGTGAGGTTTTATTTTGCTTGAATTTAACTCTGCCATGTCGCAGACATCTATAAAATCTTGAGTGGCAATCCATTCTGCCACAGATAGCTTTTGCTTTGGGCTACCTAAATACAAATCAGAAATCGCTTGGCACATCACATATTTCCAAAGGCGACACTCTGACATGAGTTCTAGGTCTCTCTCTGTCCAATCCCCAATACACGATCTTTTGTTTGACTTGTCTGTCATTAACATAAATTTTTCCTTGCATACAATCTAGCACCACACTCTCATCCAGATCAGGTCTCCTAGATGCATAGTATATAATTAACTCTACTTTTACGTCATTATCAATAAGATTTTCTAATTGTGGGCATTGTTGGGCAAACATCTTTTCGTAATTCCTAGCTTTTTCTGATTTAATTAGGGCGGGTCTTTTGCCAAAAGTAACTATTTTCCTAGAGTTTGACTTACTCGCTGGTTCGCCATCTATAATAAAATTTATTTTTTTTTGGGATTTAGTTGACATATTTGGGCTTTCCTATTATCTATAAAAATGCGTAAGGAGAAAATTACATGAAAATAACCAATAAGTTTGGTATGCCACAACCTTTTGTGGACTTTGCCATAAACGATAAATACAGTAAAGGTAAAGCTGACATATCTGTCACTTCCTTAATAGATAGCCCCAAGATAAGATTAATGAAAGAAAAGCACGACCATGAAATAGAGGTTGATGCAGTTGATATGGTTTGGGCATTATTTGGTACTGCGGTTCATTCTGTTTTAGAAAACTCAAAACAATCTAACGATGTTATAACTGAGGAAAGACTTTATCAAGAAATTGATGGTTGGGTTTTGTCAGGTGCAGTTGATAGGCAAGAAATAAAAGATAACAATGTGACTATAGTTGATTACAAGGTTACATCAGTTTGGTCTGTGATATACGGGAAACCTGAGTGGGAGAACCAATTAAACTGTTATGCTTTTTTAGTTGCAAACAAGATTGGTCTTTCTAAGAGAAACGTAAACAGTTTAAAAATATGTGCAATCCTGAGAGATTGGAACAGAAGAGATGCTGAAAGAAAAGAAGACTATCCAAAAGCACCCATAGTATTTGTTGATATACCTCTGTGGGATCACGAAAAAATATCAAATTATATTAAAGAAAGAATGGCTTTACACCAAGAGGCACAGATTTTGTCTGACTTGCATGGAGACGTAGGTCTTTGTAGCGACAAAGATATGTGGAAGAAAAATGATACATGGGCAGTAAAGAAAAAAGGTCAGAAGAGAGCCTTGAGAGTTTTAGATAGCGAGGAAGAAGCTATCAAATACATGAATTGGCACAATGAAACTGACAAGGCATACATCAAAAAAACAGAATTAGAATTAGAATTTCGTGGTGGCGAGTACACACGATGTGGCAACTATTGTTCAGTTGCTGATTTTTGTAACCAATATAAAGAGAGGACAATATGAAAGAAAAAAAAGCAAAGCCTAAAAAAATAATTAGAAAAGTAAAAAGGAGTGGTGTTGTGAAACTTAAACCTAAATTAGAAAGTAAATCTAAAGCAGATCGTTCTTTGATAGCTGATCATATTGCCCAAGCTACGGGCAAGGCAAAAGAAGTAAAAAGAAATATTTTTGTCAGGGCATATATGTACATTGGCAACAAATGGAATAAATTTATTAACGATATGTTTGGTATGTAGGAGATAGAATTGAAAAGCAATATACCTGATAAGGTTGTCGAAACCTTAAAAGAAATAGGAATGACCCATCAAGAGGCGGGTTGGAATTGTCACGGAACTTATGTTCTTTTGCACAAAGCATTAGAAAAGGTGGCAGTAAAAAGAAATATAAAATTTGATGCCCCTCAGATATTAGAAAGCGATAGCAGTAAACGTATCGTTAGTCTTATGGTTATGGGTCACATGGGAGATAAATCTGAGTGGTCTATAGGAGAGGCATCTCCATCAAATAACAAAAATAGTTATCCATATGCTATGGCAGAGAAACGAGCCAAAGACAGAGTAATACTTAAACTCGTTGGTTTGCACGGGGATGTTTATGCGGAAGACGAGGCTGACAGTTTTAAAGAAGAAAGACCTAAAGAAATAAAGGGTGGCACTATTAAAACTGAAGACAAGGATGACGTTCCCGAAGTTACATTCAAGCACTTAGATGATAAAGAAGAGATAGCTAAGGGCATAGAAATGATAAAAGAAATTTTTATTACATTTTTACCAATACAAAACAACAGACAAGACATAGTTGGTTTTTGGAAAAATAATAAAGATGCGAGAGAGAAGTTAAAAGAACTCTCTTTAAAAGACTACGAGGAAGTAGAAACCGCTTTCAAAAAGAGAGCAGAAGAAATCGTAAATAACAAAGGAGAAAACGATGGAAAATGAAAATAAGTTTACTGCAACGGGGGCATTGTTTACCGCTAAAAGCAAAAGAACTGAGAATAGTCCTGACTACTCAGGGTCTATGGAATTTGAAATGGATGTTGTAGATGATCTCATTGCACAAAAGAATGAGGGGATATCTCAACCAAAGGTAAATCTTGTAGGTTGGAAGAAAGTTGCCAAAACGGGTCTGCCATATCTCAGAATAATATCTAATGTTGAAAAGGCAAGATTAGATGCAAAAGAAGAGATGGCTGAAAAAAGACAAGCTGACATAGAAAAAAACAACAAAGAGATGGATAATTCTAAAGAAAACGATAGCTTTGATGATCCAATACCATTCTAAAGGAGAGATAAATGGAAGAAGAAAAGAAAGTGCCTAACATTAGTTTTGAGGCAGTTAAAACATCTATGATGCAAGACAAAAATGGAACTAATATAAAACTAACCATACATCCTAATGATGTTCCTCAAGATTTACATAAAGATTGGGTTGGGTCTAGGTATATGGTTGTCATGGTAAAGTTAAATGAAGACGGAACACCTGACGAAAGGGAAGAAAATGACAATAAAGAAGTCACAGAACAAAGCTGATATAAATGCTGATTACCTTACATTAGATGGTGTTGCTAGATTACTCAGTATAAGTAGGATGACACTATACAAAATAATGAATGATGAGGAATCAAAGTTTCCAAAAGGCTTTGTGATAGTCAAGTCAGATAAAAACAGACCTACTAAACTTTACAAAAGGTCTGAGGTTGTTCATTGGCTAGAAAACAAGACTCCTAGAAGTTAAGTTTAACTTATGAGACCGCTTTACGAGTCAAGATCTGACCTAACCTCAGAGAAAAAAATTATAGACTACGTTTCACAATCTTGGAACGTAGTTTATTACAAGTTACCAATATCTTATAAAATTGATTATGCATTTTATCGTAATGAAAATTTAATTGGATTTGCAGAAGTTAAATGTAGAAGTCATAAGTTTGGTACATTCCCAACGTACATAATATCTCTATCAAAGGTCATGGAAGCTAGAAGACTTGCTAGAGAAACAAATACTAAATCATTACTCATCGTGTCGTGGCTAGGTGCGTTGGCTTACTTAGATTTTTTTAGTGATCACCAAGTTAAACATGGTGGTCGATCAGACAGAAACGATTGGCAAGATCAAGAGCCTATGTGCCATTTTGATCTAAAGTATTTTAAACGAATAGGAGAAAACAATGAAACTAGCAGATGGGTATGAAGACGCATTCATCGGTAGTAGTATAAGTGCCTTCAGTAGAAAACAAGTGGCAGTATACGATTACGACAAATGCTTATTCATCTTAGTTGATAAATATGGAATGGATGATGAAACTGCAATGGAGTGGTTTCATTTTAATGTTTTGGGTTCGTGGGTAGGAGATGACACACCAATATTTATAAATACACATAAAATAGAAGATATAGAGGAGTACATTGAAGATGACAGCGATGATGAGCAAGTGGGCGAGAACTAGACATAGATTAAGAGATTATGTAAATCAAATTAAAGTAGAAAGGGGGTGTGAAAGATGCGGATATAATAAAAATCCTAGAAATCTACAATGGCATCATGTTTTGCCAAAAACTAAATACAAAGCAGTTGCAGAAATAGTTAGTGAAGATAGATGTATAAAAAAGATAAACGCAGAAATAGAAAAATGTATGTGCGTTTGTAAAATGTGTCACGGAATGTTGGAGATGTAAAATGATAATAGACAAAGTAAATAAGCCAAAGCACTATCGTAAAGGTAATGTTGAGTGCATTGATGCGATCAAATCAGCACTAGGTAATGGATACAAGTATTACCTACAAGGCAGTATCTTTAAATATCTATGGAGATACGAGCATAAGAATAGCAACAACCCATTGGAAGACTTAGAAAAAGCACAATGGTTTTTAAAAGAACTTATCAAAATAAATAAAAAGAAAAAATGATAGTAGTACCTCTTTGAGCTACATACATTTCAACTTAATATTATTTAATTACGACAAGCACTAGTAGTAGGGTATTTGTCTCCGCCATATCTGGCTGCCAGAACAAATACCCTATCAATCCCTAACTTTTAGATACTTGGTCTGCGAACTTATTTATCAGCTCGCTGCAGAATAATTTGCCTATGATATACTTAACTTTCAGCTATAAGTTAAAATTAACTTTTAACCCGCCTTTTTGTATCCCACAGATCTCATAAGTATTAACCCCATTTGTTGAAGCTCATTAATCTTCTGTCTTCTAATTCTTATAATCTTTTTCTTTGTCTCATCAGGTATTCTTGGGTTTCTCTCAATTTCTTTAATCTGCCGTTGCATTCTATTCCTTGCGTTATCAATAGCTTTCATTCTACCAACAATGCTTAATTGCTTCTTGTTAGATTCGTAGATAGACCTGACCGCACCAATATCCCCCGATTTCTTTGCCAGATCAAGTTGTGCCACTAATGTAAACAAGTCTTGTCTATTTTCTAAATAGTTACCAGTATCCGCTCTTGGAGAAGGCGTGGTTATAACCTTCCTGACCAAAGGAATACTGTTAACCAAACTTCCCTCAAAGTCTCCCTCAAGTGCATTGTATATATCTACAGGTGCTTCAAGTGTTCTCATCGCAAATCTACCGACACCACCAGTAAAAGTTCCAATCCAATACTCTATTACATCAGGAGACATATCTATCAATCCACCCTTTATATCATCTCCACCAGTAAGTGCGTTTACTTCTCTTGCAATGAATTTAGTTATCTCACTAGTATTAGACCAATATTGAGAAGCATTAGATTTACTTACAGATGCGTAGGTAGGCGATTCTTTGTAAATAGGATCTCCTTTATAGTCCTCGTTCATGTAGACGGCAGCAAAAGGGTCCGCCACTGTAGGAAGCGCAAAGTTTAAGAAATTATCAAAAGCACCTATAGGGCTAATAGCTTCTACTGTTGTTCCAACAATAGTGCTTGTTGCTTCGCCCGGGGTGTATTCGCCTCGTGCAAGCCTGCTTATACTTCTACCAAAATTTACAGCCATATTTAAACCATAGGCTAAAGGTATTGTTACATGCTTTTCTCCTGTAAGCCCAAAAGTCGGTACAATTATATTATGTTCTAATATATGCTGCGGTAATTCGTCATAATCATTAATGCCATCCTCGTCTTCATCCCCTGCAAACAGACCATTCATCATGTCCTGCATAATTCCAAATACTATTAATCCCGCCCACATTTTTCTAACTTTAGGTGATTTAACAGCCGCGTTTACTAGCGCCATTGATCCCTGAAGTGATGCGTTGTAAAACAAGTATAATGAATTAAATACAGCTTTGTTCTCACCACCTTTGGCAAAGTTCACAGTTACGTTCCTAGCTGCTTGAGCAGCCTGTATCTTAGACACGCCTCTATCACGGAGGGCTTTATACAAAGCAACTCTAACTCCATTCTCAACTGCTGTGTTAGCATTATCAAGAACAGACATTATTGATTTTATATTTTTACCTGCAAACTGATTTTTATTTAGTCCTAGTTTTTGTTTAATGCCACTATCAGCTACATCTCCCAATATACTTCCTATATTATCTATTTGATCTTTAACATCGCTCATTTGGTTAGTGGCATTCTTACCACCAGCGGATACAAACTCTTTGTATATATCTGACCATTCGTTTGGTGCATTCTTATCTAAAAATGGCACTCCCAATAATTGCGCTATTCCTTTAACAGCAGAAGGAGTTCCCTTCATAACCTCTGCTGTCATACCCTTTTCATCATACTCTTGCATGTTTATACCTGCTGTCTCTAAGTCTCTAAAGAAGTTAGGTATAACAAATGAAGGGTTGTATGTTGTGTTAACCGCAGATAGAAATCTATTAAACTTGCCCATTCCCCTAACAATAAAATTATTTTGTTGAGGGGTTAAGGCTCCGTTCATAGCTTTTGCTATTCTTGGATCTTTAATAAAAATGATTCTCTCTTGTCCATTTTCTTTATACTTAAACTCATTATCAGGTTTTATGCCCATATCCCGTCTTTGAACAGGCGTTTTATCTGTTACATCTAAAGCAATTTTAGACATTTCTTTTTTCAAAGAGGCGTTAGTAGCTATAGTTCCATCAGGCTGTTCTTCTAGGCCCTCAATAAGACGAGCAAACGATTGTCCAACTTTATTTCTTTCTGCTCTATCTATCGAGTTATTATTTTGTGCCATCAATGATGCTACTATATTTTCAGCATAATCGTTAACAGCGGCTCTACCAGTTGCCCTTTTATCCTCTCTACCAGTTGCCCCAAAAAAGTTAGTATAAATTCTTTTCCTTCCATAGGTGCTTTCTAATATAGACTCCACTTCTATATCGCTATCTCCCTGCAATGGAACATATGATCCATCTTGATAAATAATAATAGGTGGCTCTCTATTGGGATCTCTTGCATCAGCCGGTAATAAACCAGCCTCTATACGTCTATCTATTGTATCTTCGTTTATCTTTCTAGCAAACTCTCTTAACTCATCAAATTTTGATATCTCTGATTGTTCTAAGCTATTATACCAAGAAATAATCTCGTCAGCTTGTGCATCTGTCATACCTGAGCCAGAGTCAATAGCTCCATCTGATTTATTTCTTAAGTAGTCATTTCTTTGTTTAGCATGGAAGGCGTAAAGAACAGCATCTGTCATAGCCAACTTTTTACTTATATAATCTCCCTCAACGCTTTCATAAAACCCCGGGGAGTCTCCTGCACCTTTAATATCTCTTAACTCTTGTATTTTAGCATCACTAATATTTAAAGTATCCATAACATCAACCATAGGTTGAAATAGTTCTTCTTGAACTTTAGTTACCTTATCTCCAACTATACCTTGATACACTGCCTCTTGCATGTATGTATCCATAGCATCAGTAATAGTAAATCCATTCTTTCTTAACTCATCCATCATAGCCCCAACAGGCAACATGGCATCCTGAAAGTATGTAAGTATTCTTTGCGCTCTTGCCTTTGCAAGATCTGGCTCCATAAATACACCCAAGCCTTTAGCTATAAATCTAGATAAGTTGTCATATTTAAGTTTAAGAGTTTTTCTTTCTATATCTTGTATTATGTCTGCTGAATTAGGGCTTGTTGTCTGTGCTGGATTAGAGCTAATAGTAGAAAATTGAAATCTTTGTTTTGCAGCTGTGTTTTGTGGCTTAGAAAACGTAGTTCTAACTTGATATAAAGGTCTCCACTCAAATTCTTTTTGTGCAAATACTTGCTTTACATTGGCAGCAAAACTTTTTGGTTTTACTCTTTTTACAGCCTTAAAACCTTGTGGCTCATATTTAAGAGACATAACAAGAGTTCTTTCTTGTGGAGCAGGTGTTGTTGGTCTTGGGTTATTTCTAGTCCAAGGCTTGCCAAACTTGTCTCTTGACATTGTAGATCCATCTGGAAACTTGCCATTTGCGTCAGGTTGCATAGGCTCTGGTCTTCTTAATGGTGCATTATCCCATTCAATTCTAATATCATTATTACCAACACCACCATCAGGGAAAACTCTTATTCCATAATCTCTAATTCTTTTAATTGTATTTGTGTTTCTAGAGTCTCTGAGATAATTAGAGTATTCATCAAGCATAGAATAAACTAATTCTAATGGATCATCATTTCTCACATCGTGATATTTTAATATAGTCTCTGCGTGACTAGGTATTTTTACGCCAATATCATCAAATCTATCACCAAACATATGTTCGTAGCCATAGCCACCGTATTTACCTTTTCTATTTTGTAATTCAAAATGCTCCCCTCTAGGCATAACTACAAAGTTATTTGTGCCATCCATTGACTGCGCCATACCATATGTAAAAGGATTGCCATACTTATAGTAGGCTTTTATGTCATATCCACCAAGACCTGTTGTTGTTCTTTTCTGTTGACTTCTTGGCAACATAACAAAGTTCTTAGGATCATCCATAGAAGCAGGTCTACCAAGTAAAGAATACTTCATGTCTAAAGCATCTTCTTCTAATACTGCGACTTGTGATCTAGGTAAACCCTCAAACGGATCAGTTTCTATGTCTGTTTCGTTTGTTCCTTGCTCTCCTGCAGAATCTCTATCATCACCTTTGCGAAGTTGTCCATCTGGTCTAAGGGAACCTGAGACACTAAAGAGTCTGCCTCGCTCTGCTGGGGCGATCCTAGTGATTGCTTCTGCGATTCTTTCATTATCTACTCCTCTTTCTCTTAATAATTGTATAGCCCCATCTAGGTAATCATTGTCATCTCCCTGACCTTTTCTTACACCAGATGCAAACCATAACCTTTTTTCTGCAAACCATTGCTGTGCTTGAAAATCAGCCATAGTTAAATCTATTTTACCACCAGATCCTTCTTTTAATATTTCTCTAGCTCTGTTAGTTACTTTTCTTATAATAATTCTTTCACCGCCAGTTGTGGGATCTTCTTGTAATTGATTCTCATGGTTTGCAACAAGTCTTTCAGCGGCTAATTGTAGTTCTGATTTAGGTGGTCTAGGCTCTTTTCTTCTGGAGGCTCTTCCAAATTTTCTTTTAAATTCTTTATGTAAAACTCTAGAAAATTCTAATACATTGCCTCTTGTTACATTGTCTATACCCATAGTTTTCATGGCATATTCAATTTCATTTATATCAAATTCAGTTAAGGGGTCTTCATAAAGAGTTCTAGCATTACCTTTTCTAGTGCTTAACCCTTGTAAATTATTTAAAACTCTATCAAAGTTTGCGTCTAATGTAGTTTCATCAACTGGTGGTTGAAATGGTCTGCCAATAAGTCTGTTAAACATTCTCATAAACCACATATCCATAGTCAAAGCATCATAGTTGCCACTAAGATTTTGAAAAAATCCCTCTCCTATTTTAGCTCCAATAACATACGATCCTGTTACCTCGGTAGTAGATAATTCAGCTGCAGGCACTGAGTAAGGTATTTCTGTACCAACTGGATTTTTAACTGTAGATCTTTTCTTTGCTAAATCTTCAGGTATCTCCATTAACAAGTCTTTTATTCTTGGATCTTGTCTTAATTTTGCAGGAGTTGTCTTCATATTCATCAACTCATATATCTGCTTAGAATTTTGACCTTGATTTTTTAAAGCATTATAAAAAGCAAATGCATTTTCCATTGATGTAGCTGAATCTCCCCAACCTTGTATTGGAAACCTTCTGTCTTCAACAACTTCACTTGAATTAACCCAAGAATCGTATATTTTACCTGCGTATCCAAAGTTAGGCACAGCCCCTATACCATTAGATGTAACGCTTAATGCCCAATCAAACGCTAATCTATTATCTATATTCTTAGATATATCTTTATAAAGACCAACATCAGGATCTTGCAACAATGCTTTAGCTGCTTTTAATGTTCTGTCATACCAACCTAAAGCGCTTTGATCTTGATTGTGTGCGGCAAATCCCTCAGCAGCCATCATAATAGCAACATCTTCTTGTGCTTTTTCTGCTACTGCAGGATCATCAGAAAATATATCAAAGATAGGAACATTGCCTGCATAAACATCAAATCCCTTAGCCTTAGCATGATTTATAGGGGCAAAAGGAACTCTTACAGTATTTTTTCTAGCAATGGTAGCTTTATCAGGATCGGTCTGATATTCAGGCTGCACTTTGAAAACACCAGTGCTTGCTTCTTGACCCTCACCTGCTGGTGTAAAAGGATCAATCATATTCTCTGTATATTCATTAGCGGTAGTAAACTCTATAAGAGGCTTGCCATTCGGGCCGCGCTTTTCACTAGCCAGTTCTATAGGGTTTTGACCTATCTTAGAAAATTTTATTTCTTGTCGGGATGGATCTTCACGCCTTGCTTCAACAAATTCTTTACTATATTGTCGTATATTTGATCCAATTCTTGCTCTGCGGTCGCTACTGTAAGTACCATCTTGCTTGAGTTTTCGGATTCCTTCTTCGGTGTTTGTTTCATAAAACTCTCCTAAGTCAAAAATTGCTATCTGATTGCCTGCTTCTGCAGTATATAATGCATCTCTTGGGTCTTCAATAACCATAGTTGCATCTAAATAAAATAATCCATCTTTTTGGTTTAACCAACCACCAGCATAAACCTTGTTATCCAAACTAACATTACCAGCTATCTTAGTCATAATTTGTACATTTCTAGCAAAATCTCTTATCAAGCTAGGTGTAATTAGTTCAGGTCTTGTTACAATCTCAGCGGCTTTAACTGGTGCTACAGCCTTGCCTTTACTTGGTATTGTGAATGATTCAGGGTCTATTGTAAAACCATCAGGGTTATCTTTAATAAAACCTATTAGTCTATTTTCAAAACCCTCTGGCTTTGTAGATATTTTTGAATATAAAAAGGTTTCTTTTTCTTCAAATACAGGATTTTTAGCCATAACTAACGGTCCGACTTGTATAACGCGGTCCGCAGAAGCAACAGGCTGCGTGGTCATTCTGTCATAAAAATATGAATGTCTTTCAGGATCGTATCCAACCTGAATAAAAGACGGGTCGTTCATAGCCGCTACAGCTTCCGCATGCGCTGCATCAGGTGTAGTTTTCTCTAGGTTACCCTCTATAGTAGCAAAAGGACTCTTTGCGCCTCCCATAGCTACCTTTAATCCTTTTTCTTCTTTTGCAGTTCCCATCAAAAAGTTTGCATTATTTATTATTGCAACACTGTCATGTGATATTGGGGCATCTTTATTTTTAGATAATCCCAATCTTACAGTTTCAGCAGATCCATGTATCGTAGGAACCCAAACACCTTTTCTTGTGTAGGCAGGTATATCTAATCTTAACTGGACTTCAGTTCCCTCTGGAACATTATCTAAAGCATTTATTTTTTCTGCCTGTCTTTCTGTTAGCGCAAAACGCATTTCTTCAATAGTTGCAGGCGCTGGTACAGTTTCATATGGCACTATAGGCTTTACTTTGTTTACTAGTTTGTCATACTGCTCATACGTAATTTTACCTTCTGATAATCTTTTGGCGGCCTTTTGAAGAGCATCTAACCTTACTGTAACATCTGCAAACGATTGCTTTATTCTTTCTATATTACCTAGTTCAGGTCTTATATACCCGGCAGCTATACCAGCGGTAGAGTACTTTTTGCTACTTCTAGCCTGTTTATCTGCTTTCTGTCTTTTCTTAATTTCAACTTCAGCTTTGGTTGAAAGAATATTTGCAAATATTTGATTTGACTGAGTAAATCCTGCATCATAGTTACTTGTAAATATTGCTTTAAGTATTCTAATAATTCTATCAAATAAACTCTTTGGCTTTCCAACAATTTTAAATTTGCCATCTGCGTAATCTCTAAACATTTCTGCAACAGCTTCTTCTTGCACGGCCTCTTCTGTCATGCCTTCTTGGTTTCGGTATAAGGCTGTTGCTCTTTCCATGTATGTATATTCTTTAGTTACAAACTTACCATTTTTCTCACCAACATATTTTCTCTTTGTAGCGGCAACTACTAAAATATTATAATCTGCATCTGATATAGCGCCCATATTTCTTAAAGCATGTATTATTTCATGGTTTAAAACGCCTGATAATTTCTTCGTTAATTGTGCCTCTGTAAGATTAGGATCATACAAATCCATTGCTAAACCAATGATACGCTTACCATCAGGTGTTGATGTAAAATAACCCTCTATTCCTGCATCAATCTCACCTTTTTGATCTTTTATTATAGATTCACCTTGTAACTTAACGCTACCTAAACCCATATCTTGAAGTTGTTTGTTTAAATTATTTAATACAGAAGTTAATTTTAACTTATACTCTTCTGTGTACGGTGACTTAGCAGCTTGGTCAGATGTTCTTTTAGCAGTGTAATCAGGCACAACATTATCTGCCTCTACCTTTTCCGCTTCTTTTGCATCAACTTTGTTTGAAGCTCTTTCTAAAATATCTGCTTCATTCTTTAAAGCTAGATATTCTTTTGCAAGATTGTCTATTTCTTCCTCAGATACAGCTTTGTTCTGAATATTAAGTATTTCTTTTCCTCTTTGTTTTATAGCCTCTGATTTTGCCTTTAGATCCAAAGCTCTATCATCAGCCTTAACATATCTTCCTCTTTTATCTCTTGTAACAACGCCTTCTTGCTCTAATAATTTAAGATATGTATCAACATCTGTGTTTGTTATTTTTACTGTTTTACCAAAACTAGCCTGTAATGCTTTTCTTAATGTATTCTTGTTAAGTTTACCTTTTACAACTAAGTCTTCAGTTATTGCTGAGGCTTCTTTATTTATTTCATCAGCCTGCTGATCTGTTAACTGCTCTTCTCTACCTGTTGGAGAATAAACTGTGTCGCCTAACTGCTCAGTAAGAATAGGCTTTTGTTTAGCCATTTCTCTTCTAGCTGCAGCCGCACCTATAACCCCTTCTAATTCATTAATAGACACATCTGCATTAATATCTTCGCCAAGCATTTGTCTTTGTTGAGCAATTCTTAATGCTTCTTCTTTTGGCAAACTAGCTAAAGGCACGCCTGTAAATGGCTTAGTTGTCTCTCTTGCAGCAGCTAGAGTGTCAGCAGCACTTCTTTGCCCTCTAGTTCTTAAATCCTCTATTGCCAAAGGTGTAACTGCTTTTTGTATCTTTTCACTTGGAGGCATTAACCTCTTTTGTTCTTCTGTGGTGATAGCTTCAGTTGGTGGAGGCAATAAGCCAACTGGCTTTAATGATTCTGCATAATTATTATAATTATCTTGCCTCTTTAATGCTTGTCTATTTAGATCTTTAATATCTTCATCAAGCTGCATTTCTTTTTTATAAAATTTATTTAGCTGTCTGCCTCTAACACTATCAATAATTAAATTTAAGGCAGCACCTGCACCACCACCATATACCGCATCATCGTATGCACTTTGACCAACCTCTAAATCAGGATTGTATTGTCCTTTTTCAATCATATCTTGGACAACACCAGCAAAAACTTCTTGGCCACCCTCTGCTAAACCAACTCCAAATGCCCTTTTAAGTCTGCCACCTATAGTTAATAAAGCTGCATCTTTTTGACCTTTAGGAACTTTTTTAAGAATCCTCATGGCAGTACCAAGTGTTCTAAACATGGGAGCAAAAGGCAACGCCTCTGTAGTTCCTAATAGACCACTTAAAGCTACTGCTTTTCTTTTTGTATCCTCATCTATTTCTCCGCCATTCTCAATGTAGTTTGCCATTCTATTTAGTTGATCAGCAGATTGTAGAGCGGCGCCTTGTGTTGCCATTGTTCCTAAAGCACTGGCACCAGCTAATTTAGCCCCAGCACCTAATGCACTTGCACCTTTTGCAACAGCTGTACCCGGAATAAAGAATGACAATAGAGAGCCTGCAGCTTGTCCTGCCTTACTTGATACGCTCTCATTCATATCAAATGTTTCTCTCAAAGACTCTGTCTTTTCATTAGACCAATCTTGTGCAGCCTTACCAAAATCAGTAGACCCTATATCATAGCCACCTACATACTCACCAAGAGCGGATACTCCACCGGGGACCTGAGCTAAACTAGATAAAAGCCCACCAACAGTAGACTTCCCAAATGTTAAAAGACCGCCTTCATCATCAGGCACTGGGTCTGCTGCAGGTGTTTGAGTGAGAACGCCATCATTGGCTATAAAATTCTGTATTTTATCAAATTCTTCATCATTTGGGGTGTCACCCTCTATCTCAAAGTCATATAACTTTCCAGATACAGGGCTTATAGTTGAGTACATTCCCATTTAGGATTCCTTTTGAGAAGATGGTAAATCCTTTACAAGTATTGAAGATCTGGGTCTTATCTGCGCAGTATTATATAATTGTGATTTTTCCGTTTCAAGACCAATTATTTGATTTTTTAAATCATTTATTTGCGACATTACAGCAGCATCTTGATCGGCAGCTGGATTTTTTTGATATATATCAGCTATTTCTTTTCTGATAGCAGTTATAGCATTGTTATAAGAAGATATAGCAGTTAACGCACCAGATCTTGTTAATCTGCCTTTACCAGCAGCAGTTATCTTAGCTTGTTGTAATTTAGCTCTTGCATTTAATATATCTGTTAGCCCTTCATCATATCTCTTTCTAGCTTCATTAAATGCTTTTAATCCAGCAGTACCACCTTCTCCTATAGCGCCTGCAAGAGTAGGCTTGGTTGATCCCATTATAGATAGTCCAGCTTGAGCTAATGCCATGTATTTATCAAAATCTTTTGACTTACTTAAATCTGCTTGTCTCTTTAATAGTTCTTGCTCAATACTTAACGGAGAGTCTTTAGAAGTTAAATTTAACTTTGGCTGAGGGACGGGATCTTTTTGTTTTTGTTGAATTACAGCATCATTTAACGCTTGATCCATGTTTTCGGCATCTTCTGATTCTTCTTTTTCTTGTTCAGCTAGTCCAACAGGCTCATTAAAAAATTGAGATAAATCATTACCAATAACTTTCATAAATTCTGGAGAAAAAGGTAAATAAGGCTTTACATCATGTAAAACTTGACTAGTTCCTTTTGCTATTCTCTCTAAACGAGTATCCTCTGGGGTATACTCATATCCTTCAGGATATTCAGGAAACTCATCAAAAGGTCTATAAGGATTTTTAGGTAGTCCATCTTGCGCTCTAATAATTCCACCATCGGCATATGAGTCAACCTCACCACCCATTTTCATAGTTTTAGGCATCATTGCACCAATACCACCTGAGTCTACACTAGCGGGTGCCATAGCTTCTGACATGCCCATCATACCTTGTTGAGGAACACCTGCCGCAGCAACAGCCTCTTCTGCAACTGTAGGTTGCTGTTTAGCTTGCCTTGCCTCAAAGTCACCTTTAACTCTTTTTCTTCTATTTAGCTCTGATAATACAAGAAACTGAGGAGCAACACCTGATGGTTGCTGCATTTCTTTTACAAGTTGATCTTGTGAAAAGTTTTTTAAGTCATCTTGAACTTCTAATAAATTCATCATCAGCCTGTTATCCCTTTATATAAACCTAATCCAGCTATACCTGTACCCAATAAATCTTTTATAGGGTTGTATTGTTGAAATTTAGTTGTTTCAGTAGATGGCTGCACAGGTATACCTCTTAATATTGAAGAATAAAACTGTAACTGCTCTTTAGGAAAGTCTCTTTGTCTTACAAAGTCTTCATAAGATAAATCTAATCCTGCTTGTTCTCTTGCTTGTCTGTCCTTTGCTATCTTTTCTAACAGTTGTGCAGACTCAATATCACCAGCTCTAGCTTTTTCTCCTAGCTGTGCTAGTTGCGCGCCCTGTTGGGTAAGTGCATCTGCGGCACCTAAACCAAGTCTTTCTGCAGCCATTCTGGCATCTCTATCTGCGCCAAATTGACGTTGAGCCTGTTCAAATGCCTTCTGTTGACCTGTAGCTTGTATTTCCGCAAGTTTGTCTTGCAGACCCTCTGATGCTAAAGCAGACTGCACAGCGCCTCTTGAACCGCCAAAAGCACCTGCTTGTACAGCCTGAGCGTCTCTACCAGATTGTTGTCTTTGAAAATCCGTAATTGCTGCTTGTTTTTGAACATCTAAAACATTTTGTAAATATGGGTCCATATATTTTTGAGCTTGTGCAGAATCAAAATCTTGTGATTGAAATCCAATACCCTGCAACGCTCTATTCATAGCTGTTGTTGTGCCTGCTGCAGCTTGATCAAACCCAGCTATAGGAGATCCTGCAACTTGCCTTGCTAATGCTCTAGATGCAGCAGTATCTGTGTTTTCTGATGCTAATCTTTGACCTTCAAAAGGTTGATAACCACGCTTAGACTCAGATTCTGCTCTTTGTATTAATCTAGTAGCATACGGCTCATAATAATCAGGCAGTGATGTTTGTGTAATATTTTGTTCTGTTGGTTGACTCGGAGGTCTTGATCCGCCTTTACCCATTATCTATCTCCATTCTGTATGCAATATACTCTGGTTTCCAGTTATATTTTTTTAATACTTTTGACCATGCTTTTCTGCCATAGCCTTCTAAATGACTGCATCCGCAATCTTTTGCAAAATCTGTTAATATATCCATAGCTTTTGGTAGCCATTCCATCATTCTTTTGCCACCTATCCAATCCATAGCCATTGCCTTTCTGTTTGGATACCATATTATTCTAGTTGTTAAAGCTGCTATAACTTTTTCTCCGTCTTTATCATCTACTATTAACCAAAGATTATAATAACCTTTTGTTAAGTTTTCATAAATATCATCTATATGATATTTACCACCACTTGTTAGTATTGCCTTATTTAACAAACTACTAACATCGCCCCAAACTATGTCTATCGCCTCACGAGGCACTGCTGTGCATATCATGCAGGCAACATCATCTCATCAGGTATAGCAGGTGGCTGTGTTTTACCACCAGTTCTTAACTCTCTAACTCTATCCATCATATCTTCTAATTTATTAGCGCCTGCATCTGAAGACCCATTTCCTATGCCACTAACAACGTCAGCAGGAACAACAAACTCACCATCAGAAAGCAATACGTCTTGATCTCCTTCCATTGAAGCAGGTATCATATCAGCCATGCCATCTCCAGCGCCTTTTACCATACCATCTCCTTCTTGTGGATCAGCAGAAATATCGCCAGACTGAACTCTTGCTACAAGATCCTGTAAAGCATCTTGACCAAATTGCGCTACAAATTGACCTAAAATAACTTGTTGCTCATCAGGGTCGCTTATTTCGCCTTGTATAACATCTATAGCGCTACTTATTAGCTCTTTGTCGTTCATGCCTTCTTCTGTCATACCTCCTAGCCCCATATCCATAGCTGCCATATCATCTTCCACTGGACCACCTTCAGCCATGTAGTTTGGTGCAAATCTATAATCAAATTCGCTTGAATCATCTTTGTCACGATCTGTAGGAAATCTTACAGTATTTTTTGGAGCCATTCCTTCAGGAAATATTTTCTTTTCTCTTTCCTCAAAAGGCATTGGTTTAAAAGCCATTGAGTCAGCAGCTAAACCACCTATGCCCGCCCCTATAGCTTCAGGTCTAGTTAAAGCTGATCCTATAGATGTAGGAGAAGCCATTACTTGAGCTACTGACTGATCTGTAATAGCCCCTAATCCCATATCAGGCGCCATACCTGCTGCGTTCGCAGTTCCAAAGCCAGTAGAAGGTGTCATGGCCATATTAGGATCTACGCCACCTAACTTACCACCTAAAAATCCACCAAGCCCACCTAAAGCTGCGCCTTGTATAACATCTTGTGTGTTACCACCTTGTAATAAAGAACCTAACCCTCCTCCAATAGCGCTAGCTATTGCAGGGGTCATACCAGATATAGCAAGTCCTGCTGGTCCTAATATTGCTGGTGCTGCTAAACTAAGTATTGCTGATAACATATTACGCTCCTAGTGCTTTCATTCTATTAATTAAACGCTCTGCTCTATTAGGCACTTGTGTTCTCCATTTCGAGTCATACATTTGATTTGCGCTCTCAGTAAAGTCCATAATTGATATACTTGCTCTAAGTTTACTAAATTTACTTAGTCTTGTGTACCCCAAATTGTACATCATATTAGATAAAATTAATTGAGCCTCTTCTGGTAAGTCATCAAAGTTGTCAAATAAGTTTTTACAATCTGTTATAGTTCCTTGTATATCACTGTCAAAACAGCTATTTACACGCTCTTCACTAACAGGTGTGCCTACAGGTTGTCCATACTCTGGATCAGAATCAAGCACCAAATGGCCAATCCCAAAAGTAGGCAGGTTAAGGTGATCCAAGTAAATTGCATGTACTTTCCCCTCATCTGCTTCTAATTCTTCTCTAAGTTTATTAATATCCAAAACTATCTCCCTTGATCTCTTTTAACACACTGTACATGTTTGTAATAAAAATAGTTACCTATCTTATTAAAAAAAATAGATATCTTTAAATAAGTCCACTTCATTTCTTTTGAGCCTTTCTAATGCTCTCTTTGCCTCTTTTAAATATACCAGCTACTTTATTCTTACCCATTACCTTTGCTCTTTGCTCACCAACTGTAAGGATCTGTATCTTTCTCGCAAATGGTTTACTGACTCTTTTAACTTTTGCAACCGTAGCTCTGGCGTCTGCTTCTGTGGCAAACTTGATACCGACTGTGTCTTTTGGGTTCTCATCTGTGTATAAGCGTCTACCAGAACCTTTTGGTTTTTTTCCTGTTCCAACTTTAGGGTCTCTTTTTTTAGCCATCTTTCTTCTTATCCTAAAAAGTCTATCTGACATTATTTTTTCTTAACAGTCTGCTTTGCTCTTACAAAATTTTTCTTAGTAGGAGCGCCTTTAGATCCTGCTTTACGCATCTTCTCACCACTACCAGCTTTTATTCTTCTTCTCTTAGCTTGTATGTTTCTATATAAACTCATTTTGTAAGACCCTTTTGCTTTTCATATGTCCTGAGTCCTCCGATGCCAAGCATGCCGCCGAGAACAGTTAAAAGTGTACCCATATCAAATTCCGGCAGTTCTGGTAATTCTGCACCAGCAAAACTTGCACCAAATATAATTAAATCTTTTAAGATAAAATGATAGGCAAAAGCAATCGCACAGACCCACCCAACGGCTGGGCGCCATCCGCCTTTAAATATAGAGCCACTTGCAGCCTCTGCCTTATTAATTTCTAACTGAGCAAGTAAAGCCTCCTGAGCATGTTTCTCAGACATGGTAGCTATCTCGTGTGCCAACTTAGCCTTTTGATCTGCATCAGGTATAAACTTGTCTAATAATCCTGTAACTGGTCCTATCAACGCCTGTAACATTAATATACCCTCACTTTCTTTTCATTAACCTGTGGTACAAGTTTACATATACATTCATATGTTATTGTCTGCCCTGTATCATTTTTATACCGCTGTTCATTTAAATACTTCGTATAATATATACAATCTGCAACTGATTTAAAATATATAGCTCCCTGCGCCACGCCACCAAGATAACATGCCAACGCA